ATTTACAAAAAGGATTATCCAAATACACTTCTGAAATATACGGAACAATTACCGATACGCGATTCCATTTAGAAGAAACCAACGCGCGAATTCTGTTGCGAAAATACGTAAATACTATCGATATTTCGAATTTGGATACCTATCGCGTATACGAACACGAATTACCCCATCTATACGAAGGTGCCATTTTCACGATAAAATACAGTCAACCTTATTGGGATATTATGAAAGCATATCCGCGACAGGTGGTGCGTTCGATTCATCGTATGAATGAGTTATATTCGTTGACACATATAGAGTATCCGCATGTAGTGTCTCCGCATATTGACGGTATATTTGCGTGGTTGCCGTGGTGTCATGTGATTCGGTGTATTGTAGCGATAGATGGTATTACTTCGGTTGAGTTTCCATTATCGTCGAATTCCTATATTATTGAACCGGGTGATTATTTATTGTATGACTATAATCGGGCAATACATATTACCACATCGGTATCTTCTGCAAAACCAGTACTCTTGAATTTACATTATATTGTCTATCCGGAATGGTTTCCCGAATGTGTTGCCGATATCTATATGTGGATACATCAGTTATATAGTGTATCGACACGTATATTCGTGGGGGTTCTGAATAAACAAGGACATGCTATCCGAGAGTGGGTTACTGATATCTTGAATGTGGTAGAGGTTTTGTATATAAAGGTGTTTTTATTATGTGTCTTTTTATGGAAATCTATTTTGGGATAACACATCGAATATATACACCTACATACATCGTGCGTGAATCATATCTAATAAAAATATATCATACATATATTTTTATCATTTTATTAGTGCGGGTTGACTACATACGTCTAGGTATTAAATATCGAGAGAAACGGTGTTTTTATCGGAACCTGTGCGTCCCTTGCGACGATTACTGCGTTTGGGGATTTGACCGTTTTGCATATCTTTCAAACTACTAATACTTATCATTGAATCGTCTTCTTGGGATGTTGCCTGTTCGTGAATATTCACTGCTTTGGTTTTTAAACCAGACAAAATGTTGTCGATATCGGTACTTGGGCCACGCATTTCGGCTCTAGGAGCGGGGGCAGGTGTACGGATTTGTTCAGTGCGGTTGGCATCAGCATATCCCGCGCCAACATCGACTCCTTGTTCACGGAACATCGACCCGCGTCCCATTGCCAAATCGGGACGGTTTGAGGGTGGTTCGGGACTCGTAAACTGCATCGATGTGCGGGCAGTAGGTGGTTTCGATTTCGTCTCGACTGGTTTGGGTGGTGGACCAAACGAAGTATTGATTGCGTCGGGATTATTCACCAAATTATTGGCAAACGCGAACCCGGGACTTTTTTGGCTCATATTCTGGACAGTTGCTTCCGTAAACATCTTCATCAATTCGGGACTTTGTTTAATCACATCGTTGAATCCGGGAGTCGCCGATGACAACGCCTTGTTTGTGAAATTCACCATACAAGCACTGAAACCTAAACGCAACAACAACGACAACTCGGGCGCCAATTTACCACCCTTGTATTTATCGTGGAGTTCCGAAAAGATTTCCTCATAACTGTCAATGTCTTCCGACACTTGCTCCCCCCATCCGTCGAGGTTGATATCGAATGGATTGAATGCCGCGTTGGCGTATTCGATGGAGTTCACGGCAGTCATAAACCACCAACCTTGGAGTTTGATACTATCCTTTTTGCGTTTATCTTCAAGTGCGGTTTCGTATTCATCCTCTACTTCGTCGTAGGCGGATTCCATGGTGAACCGGGCGTTGGATTTAATATGACCCTTTTCGTACCATTCCTCCAATTTCTTAATCATCAGACGCTTCTTACGGCGTTTGTCTTTTTCCGAGAGTCTTGCCGATGGGCCAACACCGCCAATATCTCCTGGTGGAACGTCGCCCATTTTCATAAACCCATCCCATGTTTTACTTGTGCCAATACTCTCGACTGTCGAATGTCCTAAACGGGAATCATTGCGTTCGATTTCTTCCACTGGTTTGCTTGGTCCAGACGCCGGTGCGGTAGAGCTTCCGAAACCAAACATACTCGATGCTAAACCGGACAATGATTTGGTATCTCCAAAAAGGGACGAACCCGAACCAGAAGAACCTGAAGACGAGGATGTAGGAGCACTAGATCCAAACATATTCACGTTTTTCGACCCAGAGGAACCAGAACCACTAGAGGACGATCCCCCATTTCCGGATAGTTCATTCAGTTCATTTTCGAGTCTATCTAAATCGCCTAAATCAATATTGATATTATTCGAAGCGTTGCGTTTCTTGTCATTCATCAACAATTCAATCCCAGGACCGAAATTACTTGTAGAATTTCGAGAGTTAGGTATTTCATCTGCAAAGTTCAGAGAAATCGGTTCTAAATCGCCCAAATTGATATCGATTGCTTCCATCTTATGATACTTACACACTATTTATTTTTAAGTTCTCCGCGTATGTTATTATTTTTTGGTGAACTAGAAACCAAATACCTTGTAAAAAACAATCCGCCAAATCGTCTTTTTTCGTTGTTCCCAAAACATGCGTCCATTTCGATAAAGACGGGTTGTTTGCTAAATAGCGCGTACATAATTGAATCCCGTCTTTCTTGTTTTTGGAATACGACGATTTCTTTGTCGTGGTTGTTTTCGAAATAGGAAATTCGAGAGTATTTTCGGGAGTAGGGGATATTGGGTTCGTCGATGTATCGTTGTTTGTTATCTTGAGTTTGTTGGACGACGACACAAAATGGATTTGCGTTATTTTAGACTCTCGAATTTCGGTATTTTCGAGAAACTCCGTATCCGTTTTAGACCTCATAATAAAATACTGCGCCAACATTCCCTGAATCGTTTTCATACGTGTAGCAATCGGGGATATTTGGTTTTCGATAATCACGTGAGAGACATCCGACATATGTTCTAATTTCCCAAACTCACGTTTGATTGCCCAACCAATACTCACTAAATCGGCATCATTCGCGTTGGGTTTCGATACTTTGGGTATTTCTACAAAACATCGAGAGTCATAATAAGCAAATACCTGATCTACCATTTCCGGTTTTGTTTTTGGAAGAGGTTTCTCCGGAAATACTCTCGAATATAATTCACCCATTTCTCCCACTTTTTGTTTTCGCAAAAAAGCGAGAGTATGTTCTTTCGTTCGTATCCAATATTCCGTATGTTTTTTCGCGTGCGTTTCACAAAAACACGATTCACCCTTGCTATATTTCGCCTTTTTACCGCAACACTTGGTTGTCTTTTTGTTCGTGATATGTGCGCTACATGTATGTAGGGTCGGTTTGGGGGTTTCGATGAGATTAATCACATTCCAATCGGCAACATTGATTTCGCCATTATCGAGAGTAAACATACAATACGCCATATTCTTGATTCCGATATCAACACTCAACCATTTCATTTTTGTTTGTAAGTAGTCAAACAAAAATCTGTTTATGTTTCTTTGTAGAATGATACAATAATACAATTTACTACGTCCAGAGGACTCCGTAAATAGCTAGAAATCTTACGAACAGAGTTCTCCAGATTTCTTCGCAACGAAATACTCTCGAAAATATACAAAACAATCTAGTACACAATTTGTTTTTTCGTTAGTGTAGTCGATTGTTTTGGTTATTTTCGGGAGTATTGTTTATCGTTTACCTTGTTTCATTCGCAACAATTCTTCCTGTGTAACTACGGGGGCAAATTGTTGGGCGTTCATTTGTTCTCTTGATAAATATTCGGTTTTTAAGTCGGTATTCACATTTCCTAAATGGCTTGCCGGTTCCAAGATACTGGAATAGACAAAAGGACGTGAAGTAGATGTTGCCGAAATTGGTTGGAAATTGGATTCACCGATTTCAGTTGCGTTGCGTTCATAATATCCGACATCGGTAGCGGATTCGATGAAATTACGACGCATAATTTCGGGTGCGTTGTTTGTAAGAAACTGACGGTATTCCCAATTCGATTTGATTCCGTTGCGTTGAAGAATCGCGTTGTTCGCGTCGGCTTCCGGTTGCCATGACGCAACCATACAACGTCCATCGCACATTAGTGGCGGGAAATCCGGATACTTGTTGTTTGTGCTATATCCTTGGGCTGATTTGGGTAAATGGTCCAAATTGGGAAATACTACGGGTATTCTTTGTCCGTTTAATGATTTGGTTTCGTTACTTGGATCGTTATACAAAAAGGAAAACATATATACTATATATTCACAACTTTTCTATCCATCTTTTCCACGTTTCTCGAATACTCTCGATTTTGGACGTTTTCGGTTTAGATATTTCGGTTTAGATATTTCGGTTTAGATATTTCGGTTTAGATATTTCGGTTTAGATATTTCGGTTTAGATATTTCGGTTTAGATGTTTTCGGGTTGGACGTTTCGGTTATTCATCTAAACTTTCTAATAAACGTATCAAGTCTTTCTTTTTCATTTTGGATATATCTTGCTGAATACCTACCGAAATAGCGAGAGTCTTTAATTGGGTAATATTCATTTTCAAATATACCTCGTGTTTCTGGTTTTTAATTGCGTCTTCGGATGTTTGCTCGGGTGACTGTATCGATGTTCCTTGGGTGCTCGTTTCTTGTGTGCTCGTTTCTTGTGTGCTCGTTTCTTGTGTGCTCGTTCCTTGTTCCTCGACAGATGTATGAGATTCTACCACAGAAATTTGTTCGATTTCGAATTCAGTGAGTGGTACCTGTTCGGGTTGGACTTCCGATTCGAATGACACAGGTTCTAAAACAGAAGAGTCCAGACCAGAATATTCTAAACCAGAAGACTCCAGACCAGAATATTCTAAAACAGAAGACTCTAAAACAATGGGCTCTAAAACCACCACTTCAGGTTCTATAACGGGAGTAGATTCTATAACGTGAGTAGATTCTATAACGGGAGTAGATTCTACAACAAGAGATTCTATATCTTCATCATATACACTGGATGAATCACTGTCGGAATCACTATCATCCAAACAACTACCTTCGGATTCGCTATATTCCGATTCGGAATCACTGTCGTCGTCATCGGAAACTACAATTTTGGCGTCGGGTTGTTTCACTACATTCATATTGGATACAAATGGACAGGAATTCTCCAATGATAAATCAATGATTCGTTTTTCGGGTTCTTCTATTGTTTCGTGTGTTTCCGGTGTTTGTGGTGGTTCGGTTGTTTTTTGAGGAGGAGAGTATGGACACACATTTGGCGATACTTCTCTCGATTGAAAAAACGATTCATAATAACTGTTTATTCCTTTGACACTTTGTAGTTCTTTCACGACATTCGATAATAACTCAAACATTGTATCGCCTTTTCGTTCCATCGATGAAATACGTTGCTTAAAATGATAGACCAATAGTAAAATCAACGCAAACGTTATTCCTAAACTTATGAAAAAGAAATTTTCTACGAAATCGAATAAACCCATTTATATTTCGGTTATACAATTTATCGCTTATGAGAACGAATATGCGAAGAAATCCGGAGAACTTTGTTCGAAGGATTTCTAGCGATGTACGGAGTCCTCTGGACGTAGTAAAATACGCGTAGAACAAATATATTTGGTTATGTTATAAAACAAACACGGATGGAAAACGCTACACCATCATATTCACCACCCCCTATGAATACCAATACAGAGACAAGCGTGTTTAGCAACAAAATAATCATCGGTTTACTTGTCTTACTTATTTTCGCCTTTTTAGGGATAAATCTACTCGTGATTTCTGGAAACGCAATCAAACAACTCGCCGATATTTTTGGTCCAATTGTGTTTAAAGTCGCCACTATGTTGGGGTATTCGACCGGACATCTCGTCAATGCTACTGCCGACGTTACTGCCGATACTGCCAAACTGGGGATTGATATCGCCGAAGGTACCGCGCAATCCATCGGAAATCTATTGAAAGACGCCAGCAAAGGTGGAATGGATGAATCCGATAAACAAAATCTGGAAAAGGCATTAACACCAAACAATTGCCCTAAACCTCCTTCTCCCGAACCCGATAAATCGTCCAATATAATCCAAACCGCGATTACTTCCAAGAAAAATGGATGGTGTTTTGTCGGCGAAGACAATGGCACACGTGGTTGTGTTTCCGTAAATGAACACGATAAATGTATGTCCGGACAAATTTTCCCATCCAAAGAAGTCTGTCTAGCACCCGAAACCAAACAATAACGAGTCCAAGTGAATACGAGTCCAACCAAGTCTATACACCAAATACCACCGGTTTGGGCGGGGGTTGATTTGCCACCGTTCCCAATGAAGTGCTAATTACTGCTATATTGGTTGCCGTTTGTGGAATAAGGTTCGTCATATTCGCGTATGAATAGTATTGTAGTGTAGATGTATTATTGTTATTCGGGTTATTAAATCGTGCTGGATTTGCGGTAGATTGCATTGTTAACGCAATAGACATTACAAATTCATAAACATACGCATACGACGTTTCCAATGTGATACCCGGAAACGAAATGTTCCCGACATATTGTACACACTCGAATGGAATCGGAGATGTGGCGGAAGTAGTCAGTCGACACGCCAATTCTTTTTGTAGTCCAGACACTGTTATTGGCGCAACCGATGGAATCGATTTTCCATTACACAAAATATACAATGTCGCCGATGAAATACGTAGGGTAATATTTTCGGCGGATGGAGTTATAGTATGGTTGGGTGTATAAGTGCCCTTTAGAGCCAATCCCACCGGAATTTCCAACGAAAAGGATGCTCGTGCACGATTAATATTGGCGTTAATGTTCACCGCGAACAACGTACTAGATATAATTGATGAGCCAATACCAACATTCGTATTGATTGTAGTCGACCAATAATTGTTTTCGTTTGGCACATTGAAGGCGTAACTTCGCGAGATAATAAAATTATACAATGGTACTTGAGGTTCTTCGTATAAATATACAACCGGTCCTGGAACACCGGAAGCACTACTTGGCATTGCTTTCGGTGTTCGCACGTCAATTTCGCCTGGACATATTACCGTTTCTGGGTCTAATAAACGTGCCGATTTACCGCTTGCGTTCACCAATTGCGACCATTTTTCTTTTTTCGTTAACGAATTTGTTTGTGCGGGCATTCGGTTGCTGGAATATTTTAAAATTTCGACTTTTCGTCGCATATCTACTCGCGCACGGGTAATCGGAACATTACTCGAATCCACCAATTGTGCTCCTGTAATATTATTAAAATAGGGCGACGCTACTTCCACTCTAGAGAGCGGGACATTATATAATTGTTTTTTTCGACGACTGTCGCAAAACGTCATATTAAATGTAGTCGACATTATATACAAATACATCATATTTGTATACAAATTTATGGATTCACTTCAATGACCATTTGTATGGTATGGTATAAAACCCTCCCGAAGGGTTAATAGACGCCTATGTATTAAACGATGTATACCATCCTAATCCAAGATAATCAAATAGACTATTGCTTTTCATTTCATTGGCGTTGGCGTTTAAGTTTGGTCCATAATTGGTAATGGCATTAATATCAAACGCCGATAAAGCGTAGTCATAATATCGTAAATTCGAGAGTTTACCACTAAACCCGCCGTTTTTGCCGATATGAACACTATCATAATTTTGTTTTGGCACACCACCATCGACCGACACACTGTTTGCTAAAACACCATTCACATAACAATCAATGGAATAATTCTGGAATCGGTATACTACGTGGAACCATTTCTTCAATGGAATATTGGTGATTTCCAACGAAACCGGTTGTTGAGCAATTTGCGCGTTACCTTTTTCAACATCCAAATAAAACACCAACGAGTTAGTTGATAGTCTTTGTGCCCCAACACTCGCGACCCCTAAATACAACCCTGGACCGTTATTCACATTTGCCAGACCTGCAGTAGCATCAGTGTTGCTGTTAGGATTGTATGAATCGTTTCCTTTATTGAAAATATGGCAATTTCTACTGACATCAACGATGGAGTCTATCCACAACCAAGTAGACCAAGTGAATTCAATACCACCGGTTTTATTATTGGAACGGTACAATACGGGGGATGACTCGCTGGCAGGGTCTTGTGAAATAGTCAAGTTGGCATTTCCAGAAGTGACACCTTTTGCTAAATAGGGCTGTTTCGATGGTGATAGGAAGAAAGCGACAATGGCTGTGCCAATGCGCAACAATATTAGAAAAATAATAAGAAGCATTATCAAGAAGACGAATTTGGCAATCACACTGTTTGAATTCAAAAATTCAGAACTCGCGTTCATTGCGGATTTGGATGAAAAATCATTCAATGTTTGGTTAATACTCTCCTTTGCACTTGCCACGCTGGATTGGGCGTTCGCCGTAATAGCGTCTTTGCCCGGAAGCGACGCAACCGTATTTGCCATTTGTTGTTTTGCTGATTCTAAATATTGCGACATTAATTATATATATAATACATTATTTTTTCTGAATACGTTCGTATGCACTTACGAAGTATTCGTTTTTCAGTTATCGTTTATATTATGTAAACAAGGATTTCTTCATGATCTCTTCTGTCCCGGAATGAACTGAGAAACTTGCGTTGTATCCTGCCAACCAATTGGTGAATGTGGCTAAACCATTTCCTGCCAAATAATTCTTCCAAACTTCATCGGGCAATAACGCGACGGGGTCTCGTTTAAACTTGGTGACATATCCATCCACGGTGGCTGTTCCGCCAAGGTATAATGTGCCACGTGTATTATTTGGTACCTTATTCGGAGAGGCTAATTGTTTGGTTTGGATTAATTTGCCATTGAGGTATACTTCTACTACATTTTGGTTGATAACATTTACCACAAAATACACCCATTTTTGTTGGGGGAATTTCTCTGTAACGGTTACAAGGGGGGGGGGTCCGAAAGCGTTTGGACCTGAGTTGGTACCAGCCGTTACCTGCGTTACAGTATCTACAGTTAATGTCGAATTATCTAAACATAACGCCACCCCGTTGGTATCCTTCCAGAAAATAGCCTTTTTGGCAGAGGGCAAAGTGTTCACAAACAACCATCCTTCATAATGGTATGTGATTGCTCCGGGATTCACTAGTTTATTCCAATTTGTCGAGTTACCTGTACGGCCGGTTATAATATCTGTCAATTTCACAACACCCGTGGTAAGAGTGGTGTTTGTATAATAAACATAGGCCATATACAACATTATGACGATAACGAATACAAGTATTATGACAGTGTAATTCATCCTAAATATAAATATATAATTATACGATATAATTTATTAGGTCATCGTCGACATCGTATATGCGCATGTTCAATTTACTGAGTCCGCTGGACGTAGTAAATTATACCCTATTTGCGAAGAAATCTGGAGAATGGCTTAACGTAAGTGCCTTTGGCGAAACGTAAGTGCCTTTGGCTTAACGTAAGTGCCTTTGGCGAAACGTAAGTGAAGGTTCATATGATTTCTATCTATTTACGGACGTAGTAAATTGTTTAGAAAAGATTGAATTTTCGAATAACCCGATTGTTTCGTGTAATGTTGAATTTGGAGTGATAGTCACCCATTCCATTGTCGTCTTCGTCGGTTACCCCTGGTCCTTGAATATAAATATTCCATACGTTTTGTGGGTCTATCAAACGTGCTTCACGACGGAATCGTGCGATCTTGCCTTTTACACCGGTATTACCAATTGTAATGGGAGAAGTTTTTGAGAATTCAGAGAAACGTATTGGTATAGGCGTACTCGCGGTAGAGTTGGCATTTAATACGTTTGATACACTTTTCACGAGTTTGCCGTTCAAGTATGCGTCCATTGTGTTTTCATCGACGTTAATACACAAATAGACCCATTTTTGGAATGGGAAGTGAGTCGCGATATCCATAATGACAGTGTGTTTTCCACTACCACTCGCCGGGTTTAAAACACCAGTTGCTGGATGAACACCTTTAGAAGTAGTACTTTCATTGTCAGAAGAATACATAATCGAGAGTTTGTGTCCGGTAAGTGTCACAATGAATTCCGTACCGCGGTTGAATAGAACGTAGGTTTTGCCAAAATCTTCCGATGAGTTTATACGAAACCATCCATCATAGAAATATCGAATGGATTCTGGCGAGTCGAATTCGGTTGTACCAATCGTCATTTGTTTAATATCTGCTTCTGTAGCTTTGGGTCCAGCTCTTGTTTTATTGTTTAGGTCGATGACTTCACCATTGTTCAATAAAAGCGGGTTGAAATAATAATATGTGTAATACAGACCACCTAAAATAATAATCATTAGGAAAAATCCTATAATACTTGTTAGACTCATTCGTGTATATATAATAGACAATACAATTTATTATTGGTCGTACCTTTTGGTCATACCTTTACGAATTTCGAGAGTATTTGTATTCGAATACTCTCGGATTATTCATTTGTTGGAGGATTCTTGAACATCAATAAATTGTATTCCGTAATGATTTGTCGTTGTGTTATGGGTGTTTTGTAATAATTCACATTACAAATTGCTCCCGATAAACTATCGGTATTACTAGATGCCGAATAATCTATACCCAACATATCACTTGCTGCGCGAGATGGGCTATATCCGACCTCGATCACGTCTCCTGGACCATATGTCGGTGGCAACTCAATGTCGTATGTTTTTTCTAAATTTCCATTCACAAACAAATCGACCGTATGGTCATTATATGTGATTACGAAAAAGTTCCATTTTTGACTGGGTAAGAGCACTTCATATGAGGGGGTAGTAGATTCTGGATTGGTAGATTTTTGGTTAGTGAACTGGAAGGTGTATTTTCCGTTGGCGTAGGAAACGACGGGTTTTCCACCGGGGTCGGATTGGTCACCTAAACGGAGAATGGGCATCGATACCGTTCCTTTGGGGTTCAAATAGGCCCAAAACGAAATGGAATAATTGGTGCGAAACCGAACTTCTTGTAAAAACGGATTCGCAACCACATCGTCTAAAGCCAATACTTTGTAATCGGCAATCTGTTGGCGTTCATTTAAAAATACCGGCGTTTTCAGTAGTGTAGTAGTGCTTTTAGAATACCGCGGTTTCACGAGTTTGGGCAAAACATACAATATCAATAACAGGATACACTCGATAGCAATCAATACATATACAGTGCTAGGCGCAACACTCAATTCCTGTTTCATGTATTCAATAAAATCGAGCAACAAACATGGCAGGAACAGTATGATTTGTAGTATGACTCCATACCATCCTCGCGAGTTATAAGCGAATCGCCCGAATAACTTGTATGCCAACGCCAGACTAATAATAACCGATAAAAATGCACCAACATAGATTGCGTATTTTACAATCTCCATGGATGCCGGGTCTTTGTTCTTATAAAACAACGTAATTGCCAATACCATAATGACGAAAATGAATATATTCACGGTCAACACGCCCCCGCTGACTTTCGATTTGAAAATGGGCAACGCCAAATATACTGCTACTAAAATCGGAAGAACCATACAAATCATATAGGTGAAGAAACTATCTGTGAGCGCCTTGTCGTCCGTCGACGCGATATATCCGGTCACCGCCACAACCATTAACGCAACAAACGCCCAGAAATAGTTCCACGCACATGACGCCAATTCCTTTTGTTTGGCGGCGGTTAAGACTTCCTTCGAACTCATTCCTGCCATTTTTTTCAATATCCATTCCATTGTCGGTTCTGCGTTTTTTGTAATCATACCCTTTGTTTTCGAGAGTATGATATTGGTCGGGTTTGTTTGTACAGTCCCCGTCGACATGTTCTATATTATACAATAGTATAATCTATTCGTGTCTATAAATACATAATTCCTGTTATGTATCTATCTATGTTGATATCGATTCATAGAAAGAGTTCATGAACTTCATAGATTCTCAATCGCGGTTTTTTCTCCGTGACAATCGCGACAAAGTGCTACTAAATTGTCGACGTGATTACTCCCGTTGTGTTCTAAACGTATGATATGATCGACCTCAAACCACGCGGGTAATTGTTTCGTACAATGTCCACAACGCCAATTTTGTTTTGCTGCTACGAATTTCTTTTTGGTTTCGCTAACGGACCGTTTTGTTCCAGTTTTTCCGGAAGCACGGATACGTTCTTCGGCATACTCTTGGCGACCTCCGCTTCCGCTTACACCACCGCTTATGCCTCCGCTTCCGCTTATGCCATTCATTGCGGGCATTTGTAATATAGGACGTGAATTGGAAACCGCGGGTGCCCATCCGTTCGATGGGGCTGGATTTGAATAACGCGACGTGAAATCCAATATAGGGGTAATCATACTCGTAGCGTTTTTATCGACGGGCAAATATTTGAGATATTCGTTCGATGAAGCTATGAGTTGGTGTGCGTGCATGGGATTTTTGCGAAACAACCAATATAACATCAACGCGCCAAAAGCTACACCAGCCATTTGGTAATATTTTTTCCAGGAAATCACCGTTTTCAGGTATTTTCCATCGGTGTAAATGTTGGCCATAATAAAGGCCGCGACCGCAAATATTACTATTTCGAATCTCATATATAATGTCTCTCGATTATTCGCTACTACTATTTGTCCAATACAACAAAATACAAATGACCGATATTACCGCAACGTTGGTATACACCGTTTGACGGTTGTACCCGGTTCCGTGGAAAAAATCATATTGTTTGGGAGAATACTGTTCTTCGTAAGCGCGAATACTTTCTTCCAATGTCATCTCTTCTTTGCCGTGTAAGTAATTGATTTTATTATGTATGAAATTCACCCATCGTAAAAAAGAATCGCGTTTATCTAAATACGGCGTTACCGGATACCTATCCAACAAACGACTAAATTTATTGCCGATTCCCTCATTCGGAATAAACAATGGCATATTATGTATGAGGTCATAGTATTTTCGTTTTGTCGTTTCGTTTGGATACGTCGGGTAAGAATACGCGAGCGTATGTAGAAAAAACCAATAATGCGGTCCCCATACTTCTGGATCTAACCGAATAGGCATTTCTTGTAAAATGTAAATGTATATAGAAACATCGGATTATTATCGTATAACGAAACCGCATAATGAATATACACGATTTATCTGTTTTTCGCACACCTAAAATATATCCGGAAACTATGACCAATGAGTGTAAATGTTGTATTGCGCATGATGAAATCCCGCCGGGGTTTGGTAAGAAGAATCCTAGACACGAAGTATGGTGTGTGTCTTCTGGCATAACGCCAGTGCCTTTGGCCACAACGCAAGTGCCTTTGGGCGAAACGCAAGTGCCTTTGGGTAATTCGAAAGAGTTTATACCGATATCTATATTTCCGATAACACCCGTAACACCCCCATTGAGTCGCGCGACGACACCGATAATAACACCCGTATTGAATCCTGTGACACCTACTATCGTTCAAGGGGGACCTACTAACGTTCAAGGGACACCTACTAACGTTCAAGTGACACCTACTAACGTTCAAGGGACACCTACTAACGTTCAAGGGACACCTACTAACGTTCAAGGGACACCTACTAACGTTCAAGGGACACCTACTAACGTTCAAGGGACACCTACTATAGTTCAAAAAAACCCGATAATCATTCCGACAACAACTGTATCCCGTTTTGGAAGTTTGACTCTCGAACATTCTGAAAAAACATATACATCACAAGATTTTCGTTCACACGCACGTATTTCAATAGATAAATCCGAGAGTCGAACCATCGGGGATAGCAAGCACATAAGCGACAGCAGACACATAAGCGATAGCCGGCACATAAGCGACAGCCGCCACATAAGCGACAGCAGACAACCCGGATACTGTAATAATTGCGGTAAATACGGACATTCGTTTCATCAATGTAAAATGCCCATTACAAGTTATGGATTGATTGTGTTTCGCAAATCACCTTTGGGTCAAATAGAGTATTTAATGATTCGTCGACGAGATACTCTCGGATTTATTGATTTTATGCGTGGAAAATATTCGATATACAACAAAGAATATATTCTAAATATGATTGTTCAGATGACAGATAGTGAGAAAACGCGGTTATCGACACATTCGTTTAATGAAATCTGGTCGGAATTATGGGGAAACGAAACAATGATGGAACAATATCGTGTCGAAGAAGAAAGTTCGCGCGAAAAACTCGCGGCGTTGCGTTGGGGGGTTGTATTAAAAGACGATTACTATACTCTCGATAGTTTGATACAAAGTACTCGGAATCAACCATCATGGGAATTTGCCGAATGGGGATTTCCTAAAGGTCGTCGGAATTACCAAGAAAAAGATTACGAATGTGCTGTTCGCGAATTTTGCGAAGAAACAGGATATCCGGAAAGTGTATTGGTTCCTATTCAGAATATACTCCCGTTTGAAGAAATATTCACCGGGTCGAATTACAAATCATACAAACACAAGTATTACTTGACTTATATGTCGTACGCCGATTCGGAACGAGAATGTGCCGTCCAATCGTGCGAAGTGAGTTGTGCTGAATGGAAAACATACGATGATTGTGTATCGTCGATTCGGTATTACAATTTGGAAAAAAAACGCGTATTGGAAAATGTTCATCGCACGATTACGGACTATTTAGTGCGAGGGTAGCGTTTTCGGGTTGCTGGTTTTTGATTTGCTGGTTAGGTTCGGGGTTTCCTTCCTCGGATTCTTCACCCTCGAGTATTGTAGGTAGAGGTGTATTTTTTTTGGATGTATTTTCTGGTGTTGTGACTACTTTTACTAAAGCATCCGATTGGTTTTTGGGTGGATTAATATGTCTTGTAAATTGTAATATAGGACATGTTGTTGTTGATTTTGATTTGAATCGTCTTGGGCAGAGAAGGGGTATATCTAAGGGTTTTGTCATATTTGTAATTATTTCGTTCACAATATTAAATATCTTCAAATTATCACTTTGACTGATGATTGTTAGTTCTTCTTGGGGTTGTTGAGTGATAGATGGTGTAATTGAGTGTTTAATTATACTGGTAATTAAATCATTGTTAATAAGGCTATAAGATATAGAGTTTAACTTTTTATCTGTTGTATTATATAACCATCCTTCTACATACGATGAACCAAACCTAAGTCGCAACTTCACGTTGTCATCTCCTGTATTCGATGTTGTAGTTATATCTTGATTGGTTAAACTCCATATAAAATCTGTAAATACTTTTATATACGATTCTTTTATTTGGTTACTCGTTTGGTTATTATTTATTTTCTTATAAAATCTTTTCGGTATTATTCTGTCATAATAATGTTGTACACAATAAAATAATATATTATATCGAATATCCCAAGGTAATTTTTTATCAAATATAAAATCAAGTACAACAATATTGTGTATAATTTGTAGGTGTAATGTAATATTAAAATTGTCTACTTGTCCGCCAAACCGTTGTTTTCCTACCCCACTTCGTTTATGTACAATACGTTTAGTTGTACGTTTATTTCGGACACGTTTATTTGCCGATGATGTATATTTTTTTACCATACGCACTATATAGTATAACACGAATATATCGCACATATTATCTCGTACACATCAGAAAATATAATCACAAAAACCATTTAAATTTTACGCGACGATATATACCACATACTCTCGAATTATCGATTAACACGTTATAAAAATATGAATACTGAAGTATCCACAACAACAAAAACCCAACCCTCATTATGTACCATTTGTGTAGAACCCTACAACAAACGTGCGCGACTTCCCATATCGTGTCCGTTTTGCGAATTTACCGCGTGTCGAACATGTAATCAAACCTATGTGATGGGCGAAAATACGCCTAAATGTATGAATCCCGATTGTGGAAAAGAATGGACTCTCCATTTTTTACGCGAGGCCTTCACCAACACATTCATCAATACCGACCTAAAAACCCATCGCGAAGAAGTGCTTTTCCAACAACAAATCGCGCTTCTTCCGGCAACTCAACCTATCGTCGAACGCGAAATCCAACGCGAAGAAATTCGCGAAGAAGTCCGCAAAATCAATGTGGAAATCGCTCGACTGAATACCGAATCCAATATATTGTGGGCACGATATCACGGGGTTGGGCGAATGCCCTCGACGAATGTAGGCGCGACTCGTGTAGAATTTGTCCGAAATTGTCCCGACGCGGATTGTCGGGGATTCCTGAGTAGTCAGTGGAAATGTGGGATTTGTGCGAAATGGACCTGTCCTACATGCCATGAAGTGAAAGGATTGGACCGAAATGCCGAACATACGTGTAATCCGGAAAACGTCGCTACGGCGGAATTGTTGGCGCAAGATACGCGACACTGCCCGAAATGCGCGACACCTATTTTCAAAATTGACGGTTGCGACCAAATGTGGTGTACACAGTGTCAAACGGGGTTCAGTTGGCGAACCGGTCGTGTTGAGAACACCGTTCATAATCCACATTATTTCGAATGGTTACGCCGAACAGGCGGACAACCGGAACGCACTGCCGGCGATGTAGTGTGTGGTCGCGAAATAACCCATCGGTCAGCTAGAGATTTCGAACGATTGTTGTTTCAGAAAACGCGTGAACCAGTTTCGCGTAGCAATTACACAGGAGCCGCTATCACCGTAGAAGGGCGATTCAGCGACGATATGATTCGATTACGTCATATAAATGCCCCCATTGCGTATGAACGTATTTTAACGATTATTCGCTCGATTATTCATTTGAATCACGTCGACCGTGCACGATACGAAACCAACGCTATAGAGGAAAACCAAGATTTGAGAATAGCGTATATGCGCAATCGATTGTCGTCCGAACGGTTTAAATCGCTCCTACAACAACGTAATAAAAAGATTCATAAACATCGCGAAATTCTCAACATTATTGATATGGTGGTGAATACGACGACGGATATTTTGTACCGTTTTCGAGAGTATTTGATGAATTCGCCACAAACCGAATGTGATATCCAAATATTGGACGAAATTGACCATATACGCGAATATGCCAACGAATGTCTACACGATATCAGTCATACATATGGGTCCGTATTATTACATTTCACCGATACGTTGCGAATGATATCCACCAACGGGAGTGGATAACCATCTATCCCCTTGATATATGTAGGTAACGCAAAAATAATATTCGAAAACAACATAAATATATAGCAACAAGTTATATATTTATTATATCAATCAAACCGACCGAAAACAAATACTCTCGAAAAATGTCAGAATTAGTGGTTGAACCAGATGTATATTCCCCATGTGTGGATATTCAAGGAAATTATATCGACAAGACTCCTGTGTTTTCCAAACTCCAGAACGGTTTGCGGTGTCCGTGTGGTGGACGCAAAGACAAATACGATACAGCGTCGACATTCACATCACATACCAAAACCAAAATACACCAAAAATGGTTGGCACAATTGACAGCAAACAAATCCAATTTTTATGTTGAAAACGAAGAACATAAAATCACAATATATAATCAAAAACGGGTAATTGCCCGATTAGAACAAGAAATTCAGAACCGGAATCGCACTATTCTTTTTCTAACGGAACAATTATCAGTGCGATCGTCCGATATAGAAACTACACCACCCAATCATGCAATCGGTGATTTATTGTCGTTTGATTGATACTTTCCGTATATGTTTTCGTGTCTTTTTGTGTGCGCCTTTTGGAGGTTTGCCTCCTTTTCTCGTCTTTTTGTGTGTGCCTTTTCGAATACTTTTTCGCACACTTTTTATATGATTTTTTTGGAGACTTTTTCTGCGACCTTTTTGAACACTTTTTCGTCGTTTTCCGCCATACATAAAATCGTCTTCTTCATATCCAATATTATCCGCGAATTCTTGTATTTTCGCGTCAATGATTCTTTCTTCTTCCGGTAATAATTCCAACAAATACGCTTTTAGATCCGCTTTCTTTTCTGCCTCGGTGGTTGTAGACGGAAATGCGCCGTCGGTTCCGGTTTTGTGTAGTTTATACCAATCGCGAATATATTCTTCCGCTAGTTTTTCCGGATTTGCAGTGATGATAGCAATAATTGTCTGATATTCTTCTTTTTCGCCTTCGGATGATTGGACGGTTTGACAAGCGTTGACTAACGAAATCGCGATTCGTTCCAATGCGCCTTGTGCACACGTCATTCCATCTTCGCCTTCGTATGCGTGGACGCAATCTTGAATAAATGTATCGACGTATATTTTCTGAAACTCGGGAGGTTGAACGAGGACATATTGTAGCGCATAAAAAATAGAATGTAATTGTTTTTCGGAAAAAATCGAATAATCGAGATTACGTAATCGTTCATACATAATTCGCTCCAAACCCGCTTTTTGTTCTGTTTTCGTTGCTTCGGAATCATTGCTGTCGGCAATGAGTTGTAAAAAGGTGGTATGTATATAGTTGGAATAATCGATTTCGGTCGGAATGGGGATAGATTCGGGCACATGTTCATCCAAAAACGCGTTTAATTTCGTATAGTTTATTTTTGCGGCTTCTCTATGGATTTGTTGTGCGTCCACGTATGGTCCGTCGTCGTATTGTTCGTCTCTTGCAAGGAATCTTCTAGGTATATGATTTTCGTCAATTGGACAATTATCAAAGATTCCCTCCATTTCGACGACTTGATCGACATTCCAACCCTGTATAGGTTGATTAAACTTTTCGCAATCACTAAACATATACGACATATTGGTGACGCTTCCTACATTCCAGTTGTCCAGAGGTTGATTGAAATCTGTACAACCATTGAACATACCTGCCATATTGACCACCTCAGACACATCCCAACTATTTAGGGGTTGGTCAAACTTTACACAATTATTAAACATTCCCGACATTTCAACTACTTGGGAGACAGTCCAATCGTCGATAGATTTGTTGAATTCTTTACAATTCTCAAACATAGACGTCATGATAACAACCTTATCCACAGTCCATTTATCGAGTGGTTGATCGAACGATACGCAATCCGCAAACATCATTTCGGTATTTTCAACCCGAGTCATAGTCCATTTATTTAGGGGTTGATTGAACATCGTACATCCATTAAACATATTTTGCATATAGACCACTTTCGTCACAATCCAATCTCCTATGGGTTGATCGAAATCGGAACACTCTGAAAACATACCCTTCATATTTGTAACATTACTCACATCCCATTCGGCCAGCGGATAATCGACAAACGATGTACATAGGGAAAACATGCTTTCCATATCGGTTACCTTATTCACTTTCCATTTGGATATATCTTGGTTGAAATCGTAACAACCCGCAAACATATGTTGCATATATTGAACGTTTGACACATCCCATTTGAACAAGGGTTGGTTAAATTCAGCACAATTTTTAAACATATACGACATATTCGTTACTTTGGATACATTCCAATCGTTTATGGATTCATTGAATGTCGAAGCATCGGAAAACAAATGTTGCATGTTTGTTACACGAGATACATCCCAATTGCCAATAGGTATGGACTGTAAATCAATTGGTAAGTCCGGTTTATTTCTTATGTATAATTTTACTAAAGCGTGTATATTTCTATCGGTTATTTGTGTTTGGTCAAACGATGACATATTGTTATACAATATTGTGATAATTTACTGCGTCCAGAGGACTCCGTAAATAGCTAGAAATCCTACGAACAAGGTTCTCCGAATTTCTTCTCAAAATACATTCAATGTCTATATCCCAAATGAGTATACGCCAAATATCGGAGATAATAAAACAGTACAATCGATAAATACAGCGCAAACATATTCGCCGACGAATACAGTAATAATTTCCCAATATTTTTATAGTGAATCTCGATACGATTCTCGTTGTCGTCTGACATGGATATTTTTTTGTGAGACGACGACCCGTAAGACGACGACCCGTAAGACACTACATTGATATTGTAGACTTTATGTAAAACCACTACATTGGTAGCAAACAATAAAGGCGTAATGATAAACGTTTCGGAATAAAAAGGCAATTCCCACATCAATCCGAAAAAGAATCCCATAAATGTTTTGGGGTCCGTTCCGATTTGTTCCGTGTATCGCGCAATATAATAATACGTTTTGTAAAAATGAGATATAATCCCAACGTATTCTGGCGAGTAGGCGCAATTTTCACAAACAATATAGTGTAGTTTCATTAATATGCGAGGTGTTTCTTGTTGTCCGGTTTTAATCACTTGATGTAATGTTTTATCAAAATCGAAAATCATATAATCTCCGCGATTGATTTTATGGGTGAGATTGAAATGGATAAAGTTGGTGATGGTATCGTTGTTATTGTTGGTTAATCCAATGATGACTCGATAAAGCGAAATACCTTGAAAATTATATAGGATACAATCGCGATGAGGTATGAGGTTTGCCGCTGCACCATACAATCGGTCGTTTTTGAAATTCGGTTTCGGGTTGGAATAGTATAATTCATTCATTTCGGGCACATACTGACGAATACATCGAGTCGTATGATTACACATTGTATTCCAAAACGTGTTGTATTGGATTTTATCAAACTGTGATTTCATAGAATGAGATAAATCAGTGTAATACGTATGGTAGGTAGTCGTTGATTTATCGGGAATCATAGTATCGTATTTTGCGGAAATATCATCTAAAATAGGATGTAAATTTTCTGGCAATTTACCAATTCCAACATTTCCTTCTATAGCGTGTTTATGTGTAAATACGCTGGTCATTATACAATTACCTTCATTTTTTTTAAATCACATTTCTATTTATAACTTTTACAATTGTGATTTTTGTGATTTTACGAGAATACGTGTATAAAATACACAAAGTTGAGTCAGGACTGTGCGTCCATAGTTCTTTACAAAAAAATATACATTGATTATATACCCACTCTCTGGAGTTATTTCCATTTATACCCGATGAAATATCAAAAATGTAAAAATGGAACACGTAAAAACAAAAACGAAGATTGTGTTGATAAAACAGGAAATATTGTTGTTCGACGGGAAGACCGTATCGAAATGCCCGAATCGTTGCCTAAACCAGAATCGAATGTTGTTATGGGTCCAGTTGATACGGGTCTGGAAGAAAACGTAAGACCCGTGGAAAACGCAAGTCCCGTGAAAAACGTAAGTTCTATTATCGACAAAAAAACACGAAAACGTCGGCCAAAGGCAGATGTGCCTGAGCCAAAGGCAGATGTGCCTGAGCCAAAGGCAGATGTGCCTGAACCACTACAACCAGAACCGATACAACCAGAATCCGACGTTTTGACAAATGTTCCGAAAGTGGCTGAAATGGTAGAACAGTTGAATAAAAAAACAAAGAAGCTCGGTATGAATGCGTTTTTAGCCGAAAAAGAACGATTAGAATACTCTCGACAATCAGACACTACCACGTCTAACGCCCACGATTTCCTATATCCTACTTTGGACGACCCACTATTCAACGTCAAACTCTCCCAAAAAAAGGAGTTCCAAGAAACCAAATTCGACGGCACAATATACGATATAGCAAAACAATCCGACGCTCTATGTCAGTCTAAATTCGAATTGATGCCTCATCAATTGTTTGTGAAAAACTTTTTATCCATCCAAACACCATACAATAGTTTGTTGCTATATCACGGTCTAGGAACGGGCAAAACGTGTAGCGCAATCGGGGTTGCCGAAGAAATGCGCCGATATATGGCACAAGTCGGTATCCGCGATAAAATCATCGTAGTTGCGTCCCCCAACGTTCAAGGCAACTTCAAGTCGCAATTGTTCGACGAATCCAAATTGATACAAATACCCAACGTATCGAACCCGGAAGAATATACGTGGAACATTGAGACGTGTGTGGGCGATTCGTTATTGCGCGAGATTGACCCGAATAGTGTGCGCAATATTCCCCGTGAAAAAATCGTGTCCAACATAAACGCCATCATTTCGACATGGTATGAGTTTATGGGATATGGCCAATTGGCCAACTATATTTCAAACAGTACGAAAGTAGGCGAAGAAACCGGTTTTTCGGCGGACGAACGCCGTGCGATGGAATTAAAGAAAATCCGTGCGGTATTTAATCATAAATGTATCATTATTGACGAAGTTCATAATATCAGTCAAACCGAAGACAACAAACACAAAACAACGGGGGCCTTATTGATGCAGGTCGCGAAATACGCCATCAATATGCGTCTATTGTTGTTGTCTGCGACTCCAATGTTTGATTCCTATAAAGAAATCATTTGGCTGACCAATTTAATGAATGCCAACGATAAACGCTCCCTCATCGATGCCGGCGATGTGTTCGACGCTTCGGGCAATTTCCGAGAATCAGAACCGCAAGAAACGGGGCCAAGCGAAACGGGAAAAAAGGAAACCGGACATAAGGAATCGGGCAGAGAATTGTTGATTCGAAAACTAACGGGATATGTCTCGTATGTGCGCGGTGAAAATCCGTATACGTTTCCGTTTCGCGTATATCCGGATGTGTTTGCCAAAGACCATACATTTGCGTCGGGCATAACGTATCCGGAAATTCAAGTCAATGAGAAACCGGTGCCACGACCACTCTCCCATATCAAAGTATATTTGAATACAGTAAAATCCGAGAGTTATCAGATGTTGGCATATAAGTTTATTGTTCAAAATATCAAACAAACGGCGAAAAACGCATACGGCGAAATGCGCGAATTGAATAATTTCGATATGTTACAGAAACCCATCGAATGTTTAAACATGGTGTATCCTCACGCGGAATTCGAAAAGGCGATTCAACCACAAACACAAGAAATGGCGACACAAGGTCTATTAACCGTCGCGATTGGAGAAAACGGACTCAATCATATCATGACGTACCAGGACAAAGGTGTAAAGAATCAATTCGAGTATAAATCGGGAGTCGTGGAAAAATACGGTAGAGTGTTTTCTCCTGAAATACTCCCGAAATATTCCCAAAAGATTGCCAATATCTGTCGGAAAATCCAAGCGTCGGAGGGAATTGTATTGATTTATTCGCAGTATATTGACGGAGGCGTGGTGCCGATTGCCCTTGCGTTGGAAGAAATGGGATTCGCGAAACACCAAAACCGTTCGCTCTTTAAAAAACCGCCATGTGAACCCCTCGACGCTACTACGATGCTTCCAAAATCGAGAGTACCGGATGCCGATTTCCGTCAAGCGTCGTATATTATGATTACGGGAGACAAACTGTATTCACCTAACAACACAGCCGAAATTGCGTATGCCAAACAAAAAGAAAACAAGGACGGATCGAAAATCAAAGTCATTATTATTTCGAAAGCGGGGTCCGAAGGGTTGGATTTCAAGTATATTCGCCAAATCCATATTGTGGAACCGTGGTTCAATATGAATCGTATTGAACAAATTATCGGGAGAGGTGTACGTAATTTGAGTCATTGTGGACTCCCGTTTGAACAACGCAATGTCCAGATATATTTACACGGCACACTCTTGGAAGGTGAGAAAGAAGAGGCGGTGGATTTGTATGTCTATCGTATTGCCGAGAAAAAAGCACTCCAAATAGGGAAAGTTTCGAGAGTATTGAAAACAATTGCTACGGATTGTATTTTAAACGTGGGTCAAACCAATATGACGGCGGAAAAACTCATGTCCATTGCCGCCAACCAAAAAGTGGAAATCCGACTCTCGACAAAAGAGACAATACCTTTCCGCGTAGGCGATCAACCCTTCACCGACATTTGCGATTATATGGATACGTGTGATTATGTATGTTCGCCCACGAAAGAAATTACCGAGTCGGATATTGTATCTACAACGTATTCCGAGAATTTCGCCAAATCGAATATATATGCCGTATCGAAACGTATTCGCGATTTATTTCGAGAGTCGCACATATACAAACGCGACCAACTCTTAAACGCAATCCAAATCCGCAAACCGTATCCGATTGAACATATTTATTATACACTCTCGATGTTTATACAAAACAAACAGGATTACTTGATGGATAAATATGGTCGTGTTGGATTTCTGGAGAATCGTGGAGAGTATTATGTGTTTCAACCAATTGAAATTAGCGATGAAAAATCGTCGATATTCGAGAGAAGTGTTCCCGTGAAATACAAACGCGACCATTTGACTCTCGAATTACCTCAACGAGGACAGTTTCCACAAGAAGAATCGTCCAATGTAGATATGACGGTAGATGCCCCGATTGTTCCAACTACAACAGTGAAGGACGGAACGATGAAGGAAACTGCCGACATGAACGCTTCGGCCATTATACAACGTATAGTCGACCAATTTCGAATTACGGAAGAACCGAGAGAAACCAAAGGGTTGGACAAGAACTGGTATAAAAACGCGAGCAATGTGTTGGAAATACTTCGATCGGAATACGGTATTTCTCAGGAAATACACTCGAAATATATCGTGTATCATAGTTTGGATGAAATGTCATTTCAAGAGAAACGAATAGTAGTCAATCATTTTTATGGTGTCAAAAAGGTATCTCCCGAACCGAATTCGGTAGAATCCCGAATTATGGAATATTTCGACGAAAGAATTATGAAAAACGATTCGAAAAACCGAATGGGTATATTGTTGGCGAACAAGGACGAGGTGATATTATTGATTCGGTCGTTGGACGATACTGAGCCGGAATGGATAGTATCGGAAGAAGACGATATAAAGTATTTCAAAGATGACTTGGCGAAACATACCGTTGCCAAATCGCGACTCAATCGTATTATTGGTTATATTGTGAATTTCAAGGACAAAGAGATGGTGTTTAAATTCAAAGACATCACTCTCACGCGGAACAAATTGGGTGCTCGATGCGATAGTGCCGGGAAAGCAGATATTCTCAAGATGTTGAACGCGGTGATTGCCTCTACATCGTTGAAAACGGCGTTAAACCCAGAGGAGGAACCCAAAGAAATATATACACAAGAAAATACTGCCACATTATATCAACCGAGATTGTGTGTTATGTTGGAGATGTTGTTGCGTGAATATACGAGAGTGGGTAAGAACAATCGCGTCTATTTTTTAACACCAGAACAAACCATTTTGGGCGAAATCACGCGATACACAACGGCAACATAAATACTCTCGAATTTTGTGAAAATGATTTATAGACATATACCAAATGTATATATCTATACACGCCTATAATGTCGAAAATTATAGAACAATCTCAACCTGAAGGAATTCGCCAATTATTTGAACGAGTCGACCGAATGGAAACGATGTTGAAATCACTTGAACACGCGGAGATTTGTTTTACCCATCCCTCAAACACAAAGAGTTACCCGATATCCACAAAAGAATTAACCGTCACACTTAGAACATCCGATGAGTCGTGGAATAAGATAAAATATTTCTATCAACTGGAAGAACTAACCTTACAAAATATTCAACCACACCGCTTCGGTGAGAAACCGACTCCTGAAATGGTTTCTAGTTCTAGTGTAAAAAAACTAACATTAATCGTTTGTCCTTCATTCTCTGACCCTATATTTATAAAAAATTTCCCGAATCTACGAGAATTGTATATAAACGGAATGCCCGCACTAAACTCTCAATTTGTGTTAATACTTCGTTCGATTAACCATAAATTAACGAAACTCACATTTGAGAACTGTCATGGGTTAAACAAAACAGAAATTCAAGAGTATTGTTTACAAAAAGGAATTCAATTAAAAATAGTGTAAATCGTAAATACTCTCGAATTTTGTGAAAATCATTAGACATTGGATACAATAAACAGAAATGTCAGCGTCGCCAACACGTGTGTGATGGTATGTATATTCGTAGAAAGAGTCCGAAGATAGTATGACATATATGTGGTATATGGATTATAGCAAAAGATATCGTCGTGTAGTTGAGGATGTTCTTCCAGTTCGGGTGGATCGCACAGATACGCAAGTTTGCTGACGAAAAACACAACAATACAAAATATCAAAACACCGAGAGTCAGTTTTTTTCGTAGTTGTTGAATCCGAATAACATAATATATATAGACTACAACCAATATACACATCATACTCCGGTCAGCGAGTTTCGCCCAATAATTCGAAATGCCATGGTTGATGATCGATGTAGCAATACCAGTATATGTGAAGACATATAATAACCATAAATCGGCTTGATAAAAACCGAGAGAAAATAGAATCATTACAATTCCATTCGCCAATGACGAATATAAAAGTTGCGTATTCATGGATTCATGTGAGCAGTATATATTATACGTACGGATTGTTTGCACGTATCATATGTTTTAGTGTGTTAAAATTACGTATGATATATTCACACAATATGTATGAATCCATTCGACCTGATTATGTGGCTATGCTACGTGAATATGTAGTCGGGAACACAACGGGTTTATAAATGAGCGATTTTTTAAATACAGTATTACACGCGTTACATTTACATTCGGTATCGTTTATGAGAAAAAATCGGCCGGCCATATTTGGGGTATTGCCGATGGCTTGACATATAGGACAATCATAGTTGCTTTTTGTGCCGTAAGAAGAAAACGAAGAACCCATTTGGATAGAGGATATCTACCCGACGTTTTTATATTTGTTTATAAAATGATAAAGTCATTTGCGTGACTAATAGTAATTTATACCGATGACGCAATTTACTACGTCCGTAAGCCAGAATGGCGATAGGACTCCGTAAATAGCTAGAAATCCTACGAACAAGGTTCTCCGAATTTCTTCGCAAAATTGAAACAAAATACAAAAGCCGAAACAGATATAAAATATATATCGTATTATATTATTAAACCAGAACTCCGAAAGAACTCAAAATGAACACACTTGCCGAATTTACTAGACAATCGAATACTATCCAACAACCGAAACCCGCTCAACAATCGGCACCAACATATGGCGTATATGTTCGTTCGTTATTGACGATGAAGGTCTCGTTGAAAATCACCGAAATCGGGAGACAAGTGAAGCAAAATTTAGAACGCAAAATTGTGAAACAAACCGAAGGCAAGTGTATTCCTCAGGGGTTTATTCGTCCGAATTCGGTGCGTATTGTCAGTTATTCGAGCGGAAATGTGAGCGGAGATAGTGTGGAATTTTCTACGGTATATGAATGTTTGGTTTGTCATCCGGTGGAAAATATGATTGTGGACTGTACTACTAAAACCATTACCAAAGCAGGTATTCACGCGGAAGTCATCACCGATGAAAACGTGATTCCATTGACGATTTTCGTGGCGAGAGACCATAACTATACCAACCGCGATTTCGACCGTATCAAAGAAAACATGAACATCAAGGTGCGTATTTTAGGAATTCGGTATGAATTGAATGACCCCTATATTTGTGCCATCGGAATGTTGGTGAATCCCAACGCAGAAAAACGCCGACATCAACCGGTGGCAACCAATCGCGTATTGGTTTCGGAAGAGGACGCGGATGCCGGGGATATCATCGAAAATCCTACGGATTCAGAAGATGAAGCATAGAGAAAAGATACAAGTATCCGGAAACAAACACTAACAAAATATAAAAAACAAATAGAATTGTATATAGGTTTCTATTTGTTTTTTACTATTCGCAAACGCACATACGCGTAGCCATTATACAATAGCAATATCATTCTTCAAAAAACATGCGAGTTTTTCACCGGCTTGGGCATAAAAGGTTGGGATTCTTGCTCCGTTGAAACAACTCGTATATTCCGGGTCGTATCGGAGTTTTCGTAATTTTTCACGAAGCGCGTTCACTTCTTCTTCCGTATCATTTCGGCCACTTTTGTCGCCCTTCTCTTCGATAATCATTGCGTCCACCAATAGTCCTTCGATTTCGTCTGATGTAAGCCCTTCGGAGTTCGAGGTAGGAGTTCGGCGTCTAGGCGTTCGTGTATGGGTTGGTGTAGGAGTTCGCGAAAGAGTGTGCTGAGGACTGGGTGTGGGGGTTCGGTGATGTGTATTTTTATTGGTTTTGCGAATCGTTTTTGAAGGATAAGTTTTTCTCCCTCCGACCAAAGGATGGGTTTTTCTCCCTCCGACCGATTTATTTCGTTTGGAGTGTGAGCGAGTGGTTCTTTTCATGATACTATATACATACTACATACATAATCATCATCTATCCAATTTACGGAGTTCTCTGGACGTAGTAAATTTTGCAAAAAGCAACAAACTATGCCAAAACAATATAAACATTTATATTATTGTATACTACTACATCCTCCGAATATGGACCTACTAAATACACACGATTTAGAATCACTGAAACAGAAAATAGAAAAAATGAATAAAAAACATCACATTGAAATTTTAAAAATATTGAAACGGTTTCCGAATGTCAAATTAAACGAAAACAAAAGTGGAGTGTTTATTAATTTATGTTTTTTACCGAATGAACCATTGGAGGAAATCGCCAAATATCTAACCTATATTGATGTCCAAGAATCCGCAATTATGACGGTGGAAACCCGCAAAGAAGAGTACAAGAACACCTATTTTATTGAAAAACAAAATAAAGAAGAGAGTTCTTTATTTATATAAACTCTCGAAATCTATCAATCCATTCTTATTCTTTATTTTGTATTTTTGCTTGTCATTTTCGTTGTCATTTTTATTGTCATTTAAAAAAATGTCTTTTTTACACGACGTGTTTTTTCACAATACGCGATTTGAAGTTTCCGAAACAACTCTTGCTAAATTATATCCGTTTGCTGAATATAATCGAGCCATAAAATCGATTCAGGAAGTTGTTATACCGAAAATCGATGAATCGCCAAATACAAATACTCTCGATTTTTTGGAGTTTGATACACCCACTTCGAATATTGCGCCTACCAATATATCGACACCGCATCAACCAACTATAGCCCAGCAATCAAAACCTATAATGACGGCAGGTAAACAACCACTAAACGACAAATCACAAAATGGCCGTCCTGTAAACGATCGGTCACAAACCGAAAGACCACTAAACGAAAGACCCACATTGTTTTGGTGTGTATTTTTAGCGCATTATGGATATTCCGAGTTTTTGCGTGTAGGAAAACGTTTCCAAAACCGAGAGTTGGAAGAAAAACAACAAATAATGGAAACACTCTCGAAAAATCCAAAACAAATGAAAGATGGAAACATGAAATTAACCAATGACTCTATCCAAGAAATCTTATCTGGTCTGATGGTTTCTACCAACGATTCCTTTTCGGCATTAGTAGCGTATTCAAAATATTACAACAAAACCATTTACGTTGTATTTTCGTGTTCATTTTTGGTATTTTCAAACACAAAAGAACCTACAGAGGCGAAGATAGAAGATACGTGTGTTTTGTATCAAACACGCAAACATCCGAAATATGGCGGTTCGTATCGATTAGAAGAAGAACCGACTCTCGAAAAACTCAAAAACATTCGTGAAACCAAGATTGAAATGGAACATTACGCGAAACCGTTTCGAGGTATTTCTGCTTATAAATTGGGTGATTTGGAAACAATGGCTCAGAAAATTGGCGTTTTAGACGCAAAAGGCAAAGCCGATTTATACGCGAAAATAGTGGAGAAATGTTGTCAAGGAATCCAGACAATATAATTTATAGTGTGGTATATAATGTTATCTGGCATAACCGACAACGCAAAATTGAATGTGAATTTGTGTCTATGAATATAAACACAAATTAATATATACAAATATACTATACTTTATCCAGTTTCACACACACTATTTATAAAATGAAAACTACGAAACCTACGAAAAAACTGATTCCCAATGACGCCATTCCCGCTACTCCCGAAAATATAGGATTACAACGAAATGCTAAAAAGGAATTTGAAACAATGGTTTCGACGTATTTCGAAAAGTTACAAGCACGCGACAAACGCAATCATGAGTTGGAAGTCAGTTTCGGTACAACGCGTCATAGCAAAGGTATCACCAAACTCGATTACGACAATGTGGTGAAATACTTGTATTCTGCCGGTTTCACCACCAAAAACGCGCGAGGAATACATATGCTTCGTATCAAAGAAGAATACGTCGACGCTCGAAGTGGTGAAAATCGGATTTCGAATGTGCGTGCGGAAATCATGGGTATCGATTTGATTCAAGAATATTGTAAAACAAACAGTATCCAGAAAATCCTCGATATGCCTTCTACCATGTTCGCCGAAAGTGAAAAACTAAAATTTACACAAAAAACGTCCGCCTACAATGACAAAAACGAACCCATTCGATCCGTCGCGTTTCCGGATTTCAATTTTAACGTGAAATACCAAATCGAAAAAGATTTTAGTGTAGAAACTCCGTTGGCAAAAGGAATCATCGGGAAATGGAACGATACGCGCAAGATATTCCGTCACATGAATCGTGTTCAATTTAGACATCCTACCTTGCCCGTCTTGGCCGATATTAGTATTGTCCGTAGTTCGAAAAACGTTGGCCGAACCCAAATGCCCCAATATACCATTCAAGAAGCGGGAGTATACGACAACGAAGAAACCTACGAAATCGAATTGGAATTGCTAAATTCCGCGATTGGACCATACACCGAATACAATACTCCCGAAAAAGTAATGGGTGCGTTGCGTAAATGTATCCGTATGGTTTTATCCGCGCTACAGGGGACACCATATCCTGTAGGAAAAACCGAACAATCCGAGATTATTCAAGAGTATATGAAAACGGTTCACGGCGAAACATTCGAACCCCGGAAAGTGTACCCGAAAGATTTCATCGGACCATCGTCTGTCACTTTGCGATTGGAAAATGTCGCGCCCACCGACAAGACCGCCGCGGTAGTTCCCAATATTCGTTCGCGATATTGTGTGACGGACAAAGCAGATGGTGACCGTAAGTTGTTGTATATTGGTGTGAATGGACGTATTTATTTGATCGATACCAATATGAATGTTCAATTTACCGGTATGATGACGGAGAAAAAGGAATTGTCGCGCACGATTCTGGACGGCGAACATATTCTCTATAGCAAAACGGGAAAACTCCTCAACTTGTTTGCTGCATTCGATGTCTATTACATTCACGGAAAATCGGTGCGTGAATTCGGGTTTATTAAAACAGATCCCGAAATGGTCGACAACAAATTCCGTCTTACATTATTGGCGAAATGTATCGAAATGATGAAACCGAAAACTATCATCACCGACCGCGGAGATACTCTCGAAACCGACATTGCGGATTTTCAAGTGAAATGTAAACAGTTTTTCGTAGCAGATGAATCCTTTACTATTTTCGATGGATGCCGAAAAGTATTATCCGAGAGTATGTTTGAATACACTACCGATGGTTTGATTTTCACACCCATCGATTTCGGAGTGGCGGGAGATGCTATTGGAAAAACCGGACATCTATTCAAACCGCGATGGATTCATTCGTTCAAATGGAAACCCGCCGAATTCAATACCATTGATTTCTTGGTCAGTAGTAGTCGCGATGTGAATGGAAAAGAGGAAATCCACACGATTTTGCCCGATGGAGTAGAACTCGACCGGTCGCAAATGATTACCCAATATAAAGTGATTACACTCAAGTGTGGGTTTAATACACGCGAACACGGGTTTGTGAATCCATTTCAAGACGTCATCGATGGGAAAATCCCGATTGCGACGGAAGAAACCAAAGAAAACGAATACTTGCCCGTTCCATTTCAACCCACCGAACCATTCGATCCCAAAGCACACGTATGTAATGTCATGCTTACCCGAGATGGAACCAACAACTTGTTTATGCAAACCGAAGAGTCGGAATTTTTCGAAGAAGGAATGATTGTGGAATTCAAATACGATTTGTCGAAACAAGGTGGATGGCGTTGGGTGCCGTTACGTGTTCGGTATGATAAAACCGCGGAATTACGTAGCGGGTCGCGCAATTTCGGAAACTCGTATGATGTTGCCAACTCGAATTGGGGTTCGATTCATAATCCAATTACGGAAGAAATGATTACTACCGGTAACCACATACCCGAATATATGGGCAATGAGGATGTCTATTACAACAACCGAAAAACGTCGGGGTTCGACACCAAATCATTGAAGGATTTCCATAATTTATATGTGAAACGTAAGTTAATTACGGGAGTCAGTCAACGCAAAAACACGTTGATTGATTTCGCGGTCGGAAAAGCGGGAGATTTATCAAAATGGGTTTCTTCCAATTTATCGTTTGTGTTTGGGGTAGATGTTTCCAAAGACAATATACAAAACAAGAAAGACGGTGCGTGTGCTCGGTATTTGAATACCCGCCGAAAATTCCCCAACGCAATGGACGCGATTTTCCTCCACGGAAATAGTGGACACAATATCCGAAACGGCGATGCGTTTGTTACCGATAAAGAAAAGAAAATCGCAAAGGCCTTGTTTGGAAACGGTCCAAAAGACCGCAAATTGTTGGAAGAAGGTGTGTATCGTCATCACGGAGTCGGTCAAGAAGGATTCAATGTATCGTCGTGTCAGTTTGCGCTACACTACTTTTTCGAAAACGCCAAAACACTCCATTCGTTCTTGAGAAATGTCGCCGATTGCACTGCGTTGGGTGGGTATTTTATTGGCACGTGTTATGACGGAAAGAAAGTATTCCGAATGTTGCGCGATAAATTGGTGGGCGAACCATTTGTGATTCATCACGACGATTATAAAATATTCGAAATCACCAAACAATATGATGAAACAGGATTTCCGGAGAACGAATTGTCGTTAGGGTATGCTATTGATGTGTATCAGGAATCGATTAATAAATCTTTTCGAGAGTATTTGGTGAATATGGATTATTTAATACGTTTGATGGACGACTACGGGTTTTCGTTGGTTCCGAAAAATGAAACGGAAAAAATGGGATTACCGAATGGACTAGGTTCGTTTGAATTATTGTATCGCGATATGGAAAACGAATTGCGTCGAGGAAACCCCAAAGACGAATATGGTACCGCGATGTATATGTCCGAAGACGAAAAACTCATTTCCTTCTTGAATGTCTATTTTGTGTTCCGAAAAACCCGCACCGTCAATACCGCGAAAATCACGCAATTGTTTGACCAAGAAGAACAACGATTCGACGACCAATTCGACGATGAAGAAGATATTCCTGGAAGTATCGAGAGTATTGCCAAACGTACGAAAAAATACTTGGCGAAAACCGGAATTCGAGATACAACTATACCGATTGTATCTGAAACTCTCGAATCAAAAGAACAATTTATACGCAAACTCGATTTCCCCAAAATGATTATTGCCAACTATGAACCGCCAAAAGACACCGTGTCTGTGTTGGAAGAATCGGACATGCCTCCTCCACCCATCGAGTATGATATGTTGACTGAACCATCTAGACCCACCATTGTGCGAGGCGAAATCAAAAAAATGATTCGTGTTCCCAAACAAAAAATCACGATAAAATCGTAAGGATAGTGGTGAGAAACCTTGTGGAAAAATATAAATATTGTTTTCTTCGTTTTATAAAAAAACAATATACATGCCGACCTGTATCAGGTATAAACTTATAAATTACTTTCGGGTGTATTTACGTTTTGTATGTCTATATGTCTTACGTTTTCGACGTGTGTGTTTATTTTTTTTTGTTTTATACAGTTTACGAATACGCTTTCTTCCACCGGATTCTGGCGGTACTGGTGGCGGTGGTTGTGGGTTTACTGTGCTTTGTATTTTGTCTTGGTTACTTTTATTGTATAATTTATCATACTCAGAATAATGTATATCTGACAGGGTTTCTTGCGGTAAGTTGTTAGTTCCGGTTGGTTTTATCCATGTTGCTTCACCGGTTTTTCTATTATACCAATATCTTGCTTCAACATTTTTATCATAATATTCTGCCCATTCACAATCCATACCTATACATCCACAATATATATGGCGAATAGGTTCATATATTTTGTTTTCGTAATCCACACACGACATCGTTATACAATTTGAATTCGTTGCTGAATCATTATTTACGCGTTTACATGTACGTTCCCCACCTCGCCTCTTCATATGATTTTATATATTAACACTAGTTTTTATGATTTCCAGTTTTTGCCACAATCCAAACACGTCACAAAGACAGTTGCGGGTTCATCCGCACTACGTGTTTGTAATTCATAATAGGTACATTTCTTGGATTTACACTTTTTACATGTGAACATATCGGTAGATGCTTCGATATTGTTGGTACATTTTGAGGCATCGCGTTTTTTCTTTCGGTCGATTAATTCACGCCAACGAACTGGATTGAATTCTTGATGTGTCATAAACGCAACGGTTTGCGCAGGTGTCTCGCCAGTTTGGATTTGTTGTAATAAATCGGGGTTTTTTAGATTGATATAGACACTTCGCATTCTGTCTAAATAGAGTTGCGTGAATGCTGGATTTTCCCATTTTTTTACGATTTTTCGGAAATTGGATTCTTGAATGGTATAATTAAATACCCCCTTTTCCATATTAGTCGCATGTTTTAACGCGACTTCGGCGTCGTCCAACATTACAACGGCTTGTAATTTTGTGCGAATGTTTTCGCGGAAAGATTCAGGATTTTGAATAGAAACGGACATGGTTCAGATAATTTCGAGATTGGTGATATTGAATTATAATACATACTCTTTATTATGATTCAATTTTGTGTGTTTTTATAGAGATTGGTAGAATTGCGCAAAGTATTCTGGAAACGGAGTCGTATGAATATAATAATTTACTACGTCAGAGGACTTCGTAAATTGTTGTTATACACCTTTTTACATTTTAAACGCCGATTTTTATATTTAAAAATATATAAATATAAAAATACATACAAAATAATATTTAGGTGATTTTAGGTTATATTAAACTATATTGTAAAAAATTGATTTAAAAATATTATATTTAGTTACATATATAACTAAAAATGGGTAAATACAATTGCGAAAAGTGCGGAAAGGAGTTTAACCAAAAATCTCACTATACAACACACATTAATAAAAAAAATCCGTGTGTAGTTGAAAGTAAAATAAAAGAAATGATTGATAATGCTGTTAAGGAAAAATTAATTGAAATAAAAAAAACTATATCGAACGACATAATTAACAATATTGAAATTGTGTATGGTAATAAACTCGTTAAAGATGTCCCTACAAAAAAAATACATATTCCAAAACCAATATTAAAGTGGGTTGGTGGAAAAACTCAAATAATAGATAAACTTATTGCGGATTTTCCAGTTGAAATAAATAACTATCGTGAGGTATTTTTAGGAGGAGGCAGTGTTTTATTAACTTTATTATCTTATGTAAAAAGTGGGATTATAAAGATACACGGAAATATATACGCATATGACTTGAATGAACCATTAATTTATATTTACAAGAATATTCAAACGCATCATACCGAATTATACGATACACTGCAAACTATTATTATAGAGTTTAATGAATGTGGAAATGGAACAATAAATAGAGCACCGACAAATCTAGAAGAAGCGAAAATCGCAAAAGAAAATTACTATTATTGGATAAGAAGCGAATACAACAAATTATGCCTGAACGATAAAAAAGGAGCGTTGGGTTCTGCTATGTTTATATTCTTGAATAAAACTTGTTTTAGAGGTGTGTTTAGAGTTGGTCCAAAAGGGTTTAATGTTCCATATGGGCACTATAACAATCCCGAAATTATAAATAAAGAACATTTAGAAGAAATACACAATTTAATACAAAATGTAGTATTTGAATGTCGTGATTTTAATACCTCATTAACAAATACAGAATCGAATGATTTTGTATATCTTGACCCTCCATACGCACCAGAAACTGATACTT